ATTCAAGACCAAATAATGCATTAAGACCAGGTTCTAACTCTTTGACGAGTTGACTTCTTGATATAGCCATTTTTTAGTCCTTCCTATTAAATACCAGCAGTGTTAGCATAATGAAGACCTTCGTTAATTCTAACGAGATAGTTTCCGTTAGCACTTGATGATTCATTGTTGTACTCATCAGTGTCAAGGTCAATTATCCTAAATTGTGCTGTTGCAGCAGTGATTGAGCTAGAATCTAGTTCCATACCAGATCTACCTGTTTTTACACTACCTGCGTGTGTTGATACTAAGTCAGCATTCGATCCTCTATTGGCAGGCCATGAGGCTCCAATATTGGTGCTGTCTTCTTGTGCCACGAAGATCACGTTTGGATCATCGATGACAAATGCTACTGCATCACTAGCCACTGTGTCAGCTGGCCAGTATTTTGAGTATGTCGGTTTACCTGTTGAGTCAGTGTAAAAACATCCATTAAATACGCCAATTAAGTTTGTCGCTCCTGCAGCTCCTACGGTAACAGTACCGTCTGTGTGCAATTCAACAGCATCGCCTGTAAATATATTTGTGTTATATCCACTTGCTATGCCATAACTTGTTTGGCCGTTATTAAAAGGTGCTCCACCCAACATCTTTGCAGGTCTAAAACCGAATGGTGCGTCTTTGTTTGCCATGGTTATAAGTCCTCCTTAACCAGTTAGTTTAAAAAGTGATAGGACTCATAACAAAAATTTAATTTTTGTCGTTGCCTCTACCACTACCAAAAGTAACCCTACTTTGCCTGTCAGCAGAAATAGGCATACTTCTATGCTGCTCTTTGAATAAATTGTTTTCTACAGATTCTTCTTGCGTCTTAGTTTGTTCTGCAAAATACTCTGCTCTTTGTTCAACAATTTCTTCTGGTATACGAGCAAGCAATAATCCACCAACTCCTATGACACCAGCATGCGTTCCATTTTCTATTGTAGGTGCGTGAAAATCAGGAAACTCGTCAGCTCGAACTAGCTCAAATCCTTCACGAAGTCTTCCAGCCATATTCTTTCTGTCTTCAGTTCCTAATGTTTCAGCTCTTATCCACCTATGTTTAAATCCTGGAGGCGCAGGTGGCGCTTCTAAGCTTGACGGTGGGCGCCAAGGTTGTGCCCTCTTTGTTTTTTCACGAGTGGCATCTGTGCGTGAGGTCTTCTTGGTTGTTTCTTTTTCCATGCTATTACTCCTTCACGTATTTAGCGTATTCCTCCAGAGGTACTCCAAGTCTTTTGGCGATATGGACTTGGCTCGGAGATAGTCTAACTGTTTTGCGTCCTGATGTTGATTGCGTTGTAGAACGACCAGCAGAAGCTACGGGTTGGACGGGTCTCGTAGATTCCGAACTCTCTACCCCAAATTTATGGGGAAACTCTTCTCTCATCCTTTTATCGACTGCGGCATAATACTCATCCGAATTAGGATTCATTTGTTTTTCTTCTACTAGATTCTTATGTATACCGAAACTAGCATAAGTCATTGCCTCGTCTTTACCAAACCATGGATTTTTTTCTGCCCATGCTTCAGCTTTAGGATCTATTTTTTTAGGAACATCTTGAGGTGGTTGTGTAACATCTTCCTCTTGATCTTCCTTTTTACTTTCCTTAGCTTCTTTTGTAGCCATTAGACGCTCATTGTCAATAGATAATCTTGCAATCGCTTTTTGAGCTGCGACTTGCGCCTCGGCATCACCAGCTTGAATTGCGTTTTGCAAATCTTGCTCTGCCTTTTTTGTTTCTATTTGTGTACGAGCCTCAAACTCTTGTATATAAGATTGATCTAAGCTATTTGATTTTGCTTTTAATTTCTTATTTTCATCTGCTACTCTTTTAGCATATTGAAAAGAAGCTTGTTCTCTTCTCTCTGCCTCTCGAAGCTTTCCAGTAAGTTTATCAATTCTTTTTTTTACTTTGTCACTATACTCTTCTAATTCTTCACCTTGTGGTGTTTCTTCTGTGACCACTTCAGGTTGTGCTTCATCTTTTTTTTGTTGTTTAGTTTCCTCTTGTAAATTGACATCGACTGATTCACCTTCACTTGGGACACTAACAACAGGTTCATCTTTTAGTGTGTTTATTTGTTGCTTTTGCATGGCTCCTCCATGTTATTAATATAAATGCAAGATATCCTCTGGATTCTCGATTGTTGCTAAAATTTCATCATCATTTAAAATACGAATTTCTCCACCCTCTATACTTAATCGAGAGCCAGCGTATCTACCAAAGATGACCCAGTCTTTCTCTTTACACCACGGACCTTCCGGGAATCTGTTTGTATCTTTGTATGCATCAGGTCCTACACCTAATACATATCCACATGTTGTGCTTACTGATTGCATTTCAACTGTTTGATCTGATAATATCACGCCACCTTTTGTCTTACCTGTGCCTTTGTAAGGTAAAATTATTATTCTCCAACCAGTGGGTTTAGGTAATCTGTCTTTTAATTTTTGATTAATTTTTGCTACGTCAGGTTGTTCTTCCTGCTCTTTTTTGACTGTGCTAAAGTTCAGCACTTTATCTGGTATTGGTTTACTCAACTTGTATTCTCCTTTTTTGCAAGAACTCTTTAAATTCTTGTTCTACATTATCTAATGATTTTAATTTACCCATTAGATACATATAATTATTATAGTCTGAAGCGCCACCTGTCAATACGACATCGGTGACTAACTTTCTATTATTCTTAAGTATTTTATTTAATTCTTCTATTAATTCTAGTGGATCCATTCATTATTTCTTTTTACTGATCATTCCTTTTATACCAGGTGCTGCTCTAACACCTAAAGAAACAGAACACGCAAGATATAGTAGATGCGTGTAATACTCAGGAAGAGTTTCTAAAATCTGAAACCCACGCTCTATGTGTGGTTGCATAAAGGGTAAGAAGGCACAAATTGCAGGAACCATCAAGGCTAAAAGAACAAATTCGTCTTTCCAACTGCCTTTCATTTGATCGACAGCGCTTTGCTCCCACTTAATTTTTCCTGTTGCTATGTCCTCGTTTCTCTTTTTCTCTGCCTCTATTTGAGCTATTTTAACTTCACTTTTTAATTTTTTTGTCTGAACAAAACCTTTCACGGAGTCTGTTACGACTCCGAGAAGAGGCTTAGCTAATAGTTGCCACATTTAGATTGATCCTAAAATCATGATAACGACCACACATATGATACCAGCTTTAATCCAGTCTTTCATATTCCAATCGTTCCATTCTTTAAGCCACTCTATTACATCCTTGATAAGTTTCATAATATCCTCCTATGTAATTGTTACTTTTTTGTTGTAACCTTTATGACCTTTGGCAGCTACTGTTAATGGTTGTCCTAATTTTGGTGTTGGTATTTCTTGAGGCATTTTTAAAACTTCTATGCCAGGTGAACCACCTGCTTTGTAGCCCATCATTCCGCCACCCATCATTTTTTTGTTAGGATCCATCATTCCGCCACCCATCATTTTTTTTGGCATACCACCTTTTTTCATGTAGCCCATTCTTTTTGTAACATCTGGTCTTTTCTTTTTTAAAGCTGCAAGACCAGGTTGTTTTTCTGCGTCTATTTTTTTCATTTTTATCTCCTTAATGTAAAGTGCGACTTTCATCGCCAAAGCTTTGTCTCATAACTTCAAGTAAAAGACTAGTTGCTACCTCTTCACCTAGCGCTTGAGTATATAGTATTTTTGTTGCATTGAGAAATGCATTTGCAATAAAAATTGTATCCTCATCAGAGGTAGAGTGTTCTTTATGTATTCTAGTAGCTTGTCTAATAACTTCTTGAGTAACCTTTGATATCTTTGTATTATCCATTTAACAATTCCATTTTCTTAATGATTTGTTTATTCTTGAATTAGGGTCTCTAGCTGTTTTTTTGCTTGTTAATTTTTTCTTCATACCTGACATTCTAGCACAAAATGATTTACGTCTATTAGCTGCTTTTGAACCTGGTTTAAGTTTAGACGGTTTTGTAGTTACCGCTGTTTTTAATTTTGAGCCAGGATTTGCTTTTCTATAAGATTCAACACCTTTTTTATTTAATCCGCCAGATTCACTTTTGCCTTCTTTGCGTTGCCATGCTGGAGTTTTAGCCATTAAGCCACCTTTTTATTTTTTTTCTTTTTTAATATTGTTGCCACATTAGTTGGCTTACCACCAGGATTACCAGCTTTTTGTTTACGTCTAACAGCACTGGCTTTTTGACCTTTTGACATAGCTCTTGCCTTTGCTATTGGCACACACTTAGGATAATTTTTTCTTTTTTCACCACCACTACGACCACATTTAGGATATGATCCATCAGATTTTTTATTGGCAATATCAACCCAGTTGTCTTTTACCCATTTACGTAATCCGTTTTTTGCCATGTTGTTTCCTTATACTATTTTTACCAGTTTTAAAAATAGATGCCACTTTATTTTTACCCATCACTTTTGCTCTTTGTTCGCCAACAGTAAGGATTTGAATTTTTCGTGCAAACGGTTTTTTAACTTTACGCACCTTGGCGACTGTTTTGCGTGCATCACTTGGAGTAGTAAACTTAATGCCGACAGTGTCTTTAGGATTTTCATCTGTATATAATCTTCTACCTGAACCCTTAGGTTTTTTACCTGTGCCAGTTTTTGGATTTTTAGCCATTATGCATATGCAGTAGTTTTTCTTTTAGATTCCATGACCGCTCCACAACCTCTAGCGACACCACCACTATTCATGTGTGATACTTTTTTTCTTGATTGTGATAGTTTATTACCATTACCAATCATACCACCATCGGCTTTTTTATCTTTTTTACCGCCTGGTGTAATTTTACCACTACAAACAGCACTGGCGTACATATTTGCATATGCTGAGGGGTAGACCTTGAATTTCCGCTTAGCTGCAGCTTTACCTCTTGGACATAATTTACCCATTTTTACTTCTCCTTACTGGGTTTCCACCCTGTTTTACGTAATGTACCATATACATAAGCATTTTTAGCTGATTTTGACAAGTTTTTCTTATTTGCTCGTCTTTTTAGCTTAGCTTCTAGTTTTTTTGGCACTTCTATCCTTATCTGCCTTATCTAAGGCGACATTTGCACGTAATTGAGCTATATCTTCCTGACTTTCTATCTTTTCACGTGTTAATTTATCTGTTTGCTGTAATTTTTTCTCATCTAAAGCTTGTTTTTCACCCATTGCAAACGCTTTCAGCTCTAAATCGTCTTTTCTTAAGTCAATTTCTTGTTGTTTTAAGTCTACTAGAGGGTCATTAGCAATATTATCCATCATTTCTTGTTCTTCAGCCACCATTTGCTCTGTTATTTCTGCTATTCTTATAGCTACGCCACTTTCTGTGCGTTGTGTTAACTGTTGTTGTTGCTCTGGTGTCATTTGTCCACCTGTTTGAGCCATCATTTGCTCCATTTCAGGCCTTAATTCCTCTTGTACTATCGATCTAGCCATAAATCCTACATGTTCTGATATGTGTGACTGTAAAATTTGCATCGCAGCTGGATTAGTTTTGACTAAAGCTGATGACATAAACGCTCTATGTGCACGAATATGTGCAGAATGATCTTGTTCTGGAAATGGTAAAGGTGGTAAACCATTTAATGTACCTGCATTTTCTATTGCTGGATCTTGTGGTTGTGGTTCAGATGGTGGTGGTAATAGTTTTTCAATGTCTTGCACACCTAATGCTGAATACATTCTAGCGTAAGCCTCTCTTAAATCATGCATTTCTGGATTAGATTGTGCTAATTGTAATTGTGACTGAGCTAATGTAACTCTTTGTGCCATAGAAAATATGTTTGGATCAGATACAGGTATAACATCTACCCTATCATCAAAGTCTGATTGTTTAATATTTTGTTCACCACCTGAAACCATGTAAGGATAATTAGGTGGCAAGTAGTCTGCAAATACTTTTGCTAATAAATTAAATTCAGTTTTCTGTGCATAGTGTAATCTTTTGTGTATGGCAGACATAACTTTCATACCACGCTCTAATATTGCCATCGTGGTGCCAACAGGTTGTTGTTGACTACCTGCGTTCTCACCAATCATCATGTCAGCGACACCCGCAAATCTTCTACCTGCATCAACTACAAAACCTAATAAGCTAAATAATGTTGCACTAGGTTCTTTGTAAGGTAACGGCATCAAAGATTCTCGTAGATTACCACCTGGTGCATCCACATCTCTCCACTCGCCAGGATTTATAGCCTCATCATCATCTCTAATTCTTAAACCTCTAGCTTTAAAACCAGCTGGTAAGTTTGATAAAGTTCCTGCGTCCACAAGTTGACGTAATGCTGCAGTGGCAGTTCTGGATAAACCACCTAACATATGTATTAAACCGAAACCATAAAATCCTAAACCAGGTAAAAATTTAAAATGTGTAAAAAACTCTTTCTTTTTTCTAAGCGGATCTCCCTGAGTCCAGTTACGATAAATTGATAAAACTTCACCAGAGTCTTCGTCTATAGTAACAATATACGGAACCATAATACCAGTTTTTTTATTATTAGGTCCCATGTCTTCAAAACCGGGTAGATCTAAATCAACATGCATCTCTAAGATATTGTGTTCATCCTCAGCAAAAGATATTTGCTCTACTCCTGACAACTCATCTTGCTTTTCTTTTATTTCATCTGTATTGACTGAGCCACCTGATAAATCAATATCTCTGTAAAATCCAGACACCTGATTTTTTCTTAAATCATTGTGTTTCATTTTTACAATGTGTGTGATTCTGTTACATGATTCCAAGTCTGTAATAAAGTAAGGGACTACTAAATCCTCTGCTGGTACAAATTTAGAAACTGCTCTTTCTAGTGTTGAGTCATAGTAAACTTTTTTGAAAGCAGAACCTGCTAAAGGTAAATGAAATAGCATTTGATCAAGCTCAGGATCAAACTCCTGCATCTCAGTTGTTATTTGATAGTTCATAAAGTTTTTTATTCTTTCAGCTTGTTGTTCAACAGCTAATGAAGGTGAGCCTAATATTTCTGTTCTGACGGGTCCGCCAGGTGGTAATAATTCTTTATAAGCCTGTGCTTGAAATTGTGTTACTGCTTCAGCTAACAACGGATGTGTTACACCTGCAGCACCTGCGAAAGGTTTTGATCTTTCTTCGTATTTAAATCCTAATAAATCTAAACCATCTTTATATGTTTTTTCCCAATCGGATCTTGAATTTTTATCATCTTCATAATTTTTTTGTAAATCTGATGACAACTTTTGTAATACATCATCATCCATAAATTCTGCCAAGTTTGCAAAATAATCACCCTCTGATCGTTTTTTTGTAGGATCAAAATCTAGTGTTACGCCACCATCTTCTTCTTGTATAACTTCTACTTCTTTAGTGGTGTTTTCTGGTTCACGTAATTGTATCTCTTCACCAACACCTTCAACCTCTAAATTTTCATTTGGCGATATGTCAATCGCTGTATTTTGTATACGCTTTTCTACCATGCATTAGCTCCTATAGGAGATAGTAAATCATTCAATGAAACTATCGGTGTGTATAATATACTTTTTTTCACTAGACCTCCATCCTTTTTATAAGCTTTATATGGAGTTAACATATCAGGTGTCAACTCTATCATAAAAGTATCTACACCAGAACCTGCGTGACCCATATCTACTTTGCCTACTTCTACTTTTGAATTTTTCATATTAGCTATTTTGTTTAGTGTTTCCTCTACATTACTTGTAAAGTGTTGACCTGTATGATCGTTTAAATTAGGACCACCGTACTGCATATCATAAGCCACCATTTTACCACTTCTTCTTTCAGAATCTGGTGGCACCTCTACGCCTCTACCGCCTTGATAGGCTTTGACAGCTTTTGATGGCACAACGGCATAATGACTAGGTGCGTTTTGATTAACGACTAAATTACCTGCCTCATCAAAACTAAATCTAGCCTTAGCTGCGTTGTAAATATCATTTTTAATAATAGCATCTACCCAATCCTTTTGATCTTTGAATGGTATGTTAGGAAATAAATCAGTGGCATCTACATTATCAATTGTAGCGTTGATTCTTTGAAGTGCTAAATCTCTTTTAGTTGCAGCTTCACCTAATTCTTTAAAACTAGCTTTAGTTATGTCATCCATTTCCATTTTACCTATTCTTTGAAAAATAGCATCTGCTTCTATTAACTCATCGATAGATTTTTTTAATTCAGCAAAAGTAGCTGGCATAGGTCTAAACATATTTTCTAACTTGCTGTACAATCTATTTAATTCAGAATTATTGCCAATAACATTTGGATTGTTATTTATAATGCTTCTTATTTCTGATTTTATCTCAGCTTTTAAACTTGATGCCTTTTGTAAAAAGTCAGATTGTATTTCGTCAGCTATGTTAACTTTTATAGATCTGTTGTTTAAAGTTGCGTTTCTATGACTACTCAAAGACCAACCCACAACATACGGCTCTCCTACTAATGTATTATTTTGTGCTCGAAAATCTGGACTAGTATCGACACGTCTCATGTTACCATGTCCCTCGTAATTTCTAATATTCTCAGGTAATGACCCTATGTCTCCCCTTATGTCTTTAGAGTCTAGCCATAACACTCTTTCTGTTCTTGTGCCGTCTATATAATTTGAGTGTCTACCAGAATCACCATATTTCAAAGTTCCTGTAGCATCACCGTAGGACACCGTTTGTAAATAATTTGTCGGTGATGTATCAACTAATTCTTTAATTTCTGCATAAGAAATTTTTTGATCATTTGTAAACTGACCTGTTTCTCTATTAAAACCACCCTTTCTATTTAGATAAGATCTAATGTAAGAATCGTAAAGTTCACTTTCTTTTATACCTTTGGATCTAAACCAATCATGCCAATCTTTCGCTGACATGCTAACTACTTCTGATGATAAATTTTTTCCTCTAATATTTAAAGTTGATTGATTTATAAGATCGTCTAATTCAGAGTAAAATAATTTATTGTTACCTGAACCTATAATTGTTTCTGGTGTCACTGTTGGAACTAATGCTGTGCCAGGTTTAGTAGTAGGTTTCTTTTTTACTTTGACAGGCACATCTACTTCTTTAACTGTAAATGTTTTACCTTCTAAGTCTCCTAAGCGTAACGCTTTTTGTTGTGCATCATCTAAACTTTTTGATTGAAATACTTTCTTGCCCGTGTCATCATAAATATCATATCGCTTTTCTAGTATAGGTGCCTCTGGTGCTGGTAATTCTAATTTTGTCTCAACTTTTTTTGTAACTTGCGGTGTGTTACCTAATAAAAAATTTTTTGGTAAAGGTAATGCTTCTGCTTTTGGTACTAATAAGTTTCCTATGGCTGACGCTGCTTTTGATACAATAGATTGTTTTTCTTGCTCAGTTTCTACATCACCACCTTGTTCAAAATTAAGTGGTTGTCCTAACATGATATAGGGCGCACTGCCACTAAGAAACATCTCGTCTGATAAACCCTCTTTAGGTGCTTGTCGTGATATTTTGAAAGAAGTAGGATCATTTATGTACTCATCCATTTTACCATCAAAATAATTTATATTTTCTGCTAAAGTAGGATCATCTAATCTACCAATAAAAATACTTTTAACGCCAGGTTGATTAGGTTCTACTGACACCCTATCCTTAAATTTAGTTTCTAAAAGTTCTTGTACATTGTCTGGTAGTTGTTTATCTGTAAATCTTAAATAAGCTCTAATATTTTTTCCTTTCATTTGTTGATCAATTTTTAACAAATTGTCTACATTTTTTTCTATGTCTTTTCCTTTTTTTAAATTAGTGATTGCATTTGTTGCAGCATTTTCAAATCTATTTTGTAAACCAATGTTATGTGCCATGAAATTTACACTGTAAAACTCGGGATAAAAAAACAATCCTTCTAGTCCTTTTGCTGTTTTAAACATTTCACCTTTAACAGGAGTCTTGCCTTTAGTTTTTCCAATTGGCATAATGTGTGCCATTTGACCTATAAAATGTTGAATTGCATAATCCTCTGCCATGCTGGCTATGTCATCTCCGTAGGTGTTTTCTGGGTAAACTTTATTATATTCTTCTACAAATTGTTTTTGGAATCCTTCGTTTTCTAAAACTGTTTTTTTAAATTTATCAATTGTGTAATCTGTTAATTTATCTCTATGATCTATTTTTGCTAATAATTTTTCATAGTCACCAGGTTCAAAATATTCATTTCTAATAAATTGAAATAGTTTTTTTCTTTGCTCATTCATGGCGGCTCTATCGTAATCAGGATTTTTTGTATATGTTGCCTTACCATCATCACCAACTGTTCGTATTTTGTTTGGCACGATACCTGCATCTTCCATAATTCTAATAAACTCTGCCTCATCACCAAAAGCATTTGATCTATACATATCCCTAATAACTAAATTTTGCACCTTAGCTTCTAATGTAGAATCTCGTGTTGCTGGAGGAAAGTAACTTTCAAAAAAAGTACCTGCTCTACCTTTTACTTCTCTAGCACTTACTAAAGCACTAATACCTTTTGCATCCTCATTAATTAACCTTGTTAATGTTGTTCTAGGTATGCCAGTTAAATCACTAGCGGTTAATATATTTACTTTACCACCTATTTCTTCTGACTCATCTTTTAGTATTTGCAAAACTTCATCTGTTATTTGATCTTGTCTTGGCACTTGTTTTTTTCTTAAATACTTTGCTATGTTACTATTAGGATTATTTTTAGCGTACTCCTCTATCACAGCTACTCTTGTGCCAACAGTCTTTGCCATGGTAGTTGGAGCTATGTCACCCTCGGGCTTGTCTGTTCCTAATTTTTGATCATATTGTTTTATTTTATTTTGTTGACTTTGTTTTTGATTTATATTTCTTTGAATTAAAGAATCAGCAGGATTATATTTTTTGTTAACCTCTTTTGTTAAAGTTTGCACCGCATCATCTCCTGCATCAACTAAAAACTTTTGTGCCAATTTATTTTTACCTGCTCTTGCAGCATTTATCGCTAAACGTATGGGAACGGTAATAGGAGTAATCAAACCAAGTGTAGAAATATCAACTGTGTCTATAATACCAAATAAATAGTTTGTTAAATCATCACCTCTTAAATCACTTACTCTAACTTCACCGTTTGCTACTTTTCTATGTATGTCCGCAGTATCATTAAAGAAAAATCCTCTGAACTGTTTAAATCTATCTCCTAATGTTAAAGGATTAAAATCCGTGTCTCTTCTAATTTCATTATATAATTTTTCTAATTCTGGTTGTCTTAGTTGTGGTATTAACTTATTGATCTCATCTATTCGATCTGCATAGTATTTTTGACTTAGTATATTTTTATTTAATTCGTCTCTTTCTCTGAGTGCCGTTCTTTCTTCTTCTGGAATATCTACTAAATTTAGTAAACCCGTTGTAACTCCGCT